AACATATCATCTGCGTTCTTGTCTTTGGCGGCTTTGGTAGCAAACTCCTGAAGCCCGCCGGGGAACTGACGGTTCAGCCTCGCGTACTGCGTCTCGTTCATTGCAAAATAGAAATTGTCCTCTCTCATATCGCCGTCCAGATCATGGTATTTAATTTTCTTGATAATCATAAGATATTTTCTCCTTTCTGGTTTGAAAAAAATAAAAAATAAGAGTAGAGGGAGGCTCTGAAAGAATCAGTGAGCCTCCCTCCGGATAACTATGAATTATTACAGCCCGGCAAACACAGTTCTAATAATGTAATCGGGCATCGGCAGCCAAGGATCGGAAGCCTCAATATTGTTGGTTGCATCAGCGTCAACGCCGTACAGAATATCTTCCAGCGCCTGGAGCTTTTCCTGCTCAGCGGTGGTGGTAAAGTCCGTAGAATCGAAGCTGATATGAGAAGTGGGCTTATAGCCAGTAACATTAATGGGGGTCGTGTCGAAGTCCCAGCTGAAAGTAATCGCGTCGGGGCTGTCGTTAATGGTTTCGTAGCTCTTCTCGCTGGGCGTGCAGGTGGCATTGTAAACCAGGTGCAGCCGGTATCCGGCTTCGGAGTCCATATCGTTACCGATCATGGTGCGATAGCACAGGCAGAAAGCTTCACGCTTCTGCTGACCGATGGTCATTCCCTTCACGGGCTTGCCAAGGCCGTCACAGGCTTCGAACTCTTCGGGATACATATAGGCCTCAATGCTTCCGCCGAACTTCTCGGCAGAGCGAATGCCGCCATACTTGATGTTATCAGCCCACAGCTCGTTCTCTTCCGCGCCGTCCGGGCTTTCGGAAACGCTGATCAGACCGTTCCAGGCAACACCTTTCCATTTATCGGTCGTTGAATCATAGCGATACAGAACGCCATGGTCTACGCCAAGTTCGTATTTCTTTTCGCCCTGCTTATCCCATTCCAGTTTAGCCATTTTCTTGTTCCTCCTGTATTTAATAGATTAATGTAAAAACAAAATGGTTCAGATTATCGGCTACATAGGACCGGTCAAATCTGCACCATGTAAGTTCGGCTACGGCTTCCCGCAGCTTAGAATCAGGATCCTCGTCGATGACGGTAAGCTGATATTGGCGATGTTCAATATATCCACGATTATCCGCGTATCTTTTTGGTATATCCGAAAGCTTATAGATAATACATGGGTATTGCAATTTGCCGTTTCCGGGTCTCTGGTGATAAACGTGAGGATTGTCAGAAAAACATCGTTTCAACATCTGTTGAACTTCAGGCCTTGGGTCCATTGTAGACACCCCCGATTGTCAGAATGAGACGCGGACGCAGCACTTTAACATTTTTGATTTTCCAATAAGTCCCCATCCATTTCACGTATTTCATCAAAGCGAAATGCTCATACGCATAACCGTCAGCAACGATGCTGAAAGAGTTATTCAAGGAAAGATCATCATTAACTGAGTCCTGATTGGTTTCCCATCGCCTTGTATTCTCAAGAACGTCTCCGTAATAATTCCGTTCCTCAACTCTTTCAACATAGTTTCCTTCCCGCTCTCCTTCTTCTTCCACGGATCCGAAGTAGTAGCCAACCGCTCCGTAGAATTTCATTTTGATTTATTCCTTTCAGAAAACAAAGAATCCGGCCGGATTACGCGTCGGTCCGGCCGAAATCCGATAGATTATTCCGCCAGCGTCAGACCGGTCAGGCTGTAGGACTTTGTAACGGTTTGTTTACCGTCCGTTGCCACAACCTTCACGCTCTGGGTGGAAGTGTTCGCAATGCGGAGTACGATATTACGATCGGAATCAAGCGTAACCGGACGTCCGACAGTTCCGCCTATGAGTTCCACCGTGATCGTGTCACTGGCGTTCCCGGTGTCGGCCCTGAGGACAAGATAGTGTCCGGACTGTTCCGCGACGTTCCCGCTAAATCCGGTATAACCGTCGATATTATTCAGCGTACCGGAAATCGTGCTTCCGCTGATTGTAACACCCGACTGCAGCTCAGCTACAGTTTTGCCGAGTACGTCCGTCTCACCATTCTCGGGTTCCACGGTGAGACTGATTAAGGGTTTGCAGGCTCTTCCTCTTCATCAGGAGCTTCCGTTTCATCGATAACGATCAAGGCGCTGTAGGGCTTGGTCAGACCGCCGGAGCACCGGGTTTCGATCAGGTACTTCTGCTGGTTGTAGTCAATGTCGAAGTCCTCGAACATGTTGACACTGCCGCCCTTATCAGCACCGACGTTGTAGTCATCCAGATCCAGGATGATAACCAACGGCTTGTAGTACTTATTGGCCTTGGTGTCATGCCAGACAGTAGACGCGTCGCCCATCTGAGGCACGAACAGGATATCCCTCACACCCAGCGCGCTGTTGATCTCGCTGTCGTTATTGTAGATCCGACGGCCCATCTTGTCCTTCAGCAGCCGCAGCTGGCTGTACTCACGCCGGGTCATCAGCGCGATGCAATTGCCGCTGCCCTGATAGTCTTCCATACCGTAGGTCACAGCGTCGATCAGCGCGTCGCCATGGGCCTGGCCCGGTTCGAGAGTGAACTTCTGACGAATGACGTACAGACTGTCATCTTTCAGCACCGGAATGATGTTGGCTTCGTCAATCTTGTCGTCAGAATCCTCGGCACGGCCGTCGCCAATGATGTAAGCGCGGGCCAGTTCCTCATCCAGCATCATCCGCATTTCGCCCTTCAGCCAGGCCACCTTATCGAAGCCTTCGCTGATGTCGATCATGTCGTCGCGATCGAGCTTCTGCTTCTTATACACCGTGGTCGGAGCGATCTCCCGCTTCAGCAGTTTGAAGACCTCTTCGCTCTTCCGATGGCCCTTGATGTAACCCCTGGCGCGGGCCTGATCCTTCGTAATATCCGCAAAGGTCATCTTCACCTTCGCGAAGGGAGTGTGGTGCACGCCACGCATAATCTTGGCAACCCACGTGTCGTCACGCTTGATGAACTGAGGTGCACCGCCGGTCACTTCGCGGTATTCCGGCATCAGATAGTCGATCTGCTCAATGCCGTAATCCTGGGCGTGAGCCAGAACGGATTCGCGCAGAGAGCCCAGGCGCTTCGCATCGCTCGCCAGCTCCAGCAGCTGGGCATGGGTCAGGGTATCTTCATACTGGGTGGCTTCCTGGGTGTTATCAAAAACATTCTTTTTCATTGTGAATTCCTCCTCATCTTCGATGGAATGGCTCGCTTCGCCTTCCTCTTTATCATCTTCCGTGTTCCCATTTTCACGGGATTCGATCGCCTGAGCGATCAGGTATTCGACAACCTTACGCTGCTTCGGAGTCAGCGTTTCGATAACGTCGGCAACGGTTTTGCCTCCATCTCCGTCTTCCTCGTCGGCATGCGACAGATCATCTTCGTCGTATTCCTCGGAATGCTCGGCTTCATCTTTGCCGTCATCACCTTCAAGAGCCTTGCCAACCAGGAACTCGACAACTTTCTGCTGTTCGTCAGTAAGCGTATTGAGAACATCCTGCACGGTTTCGTTCTCGTCTACCTTCTCCTCTTCTTTAGCAGGCTCTTCTTTCTTAGGCGTTTCTTCCTTGGGCTCTTCTTTGTCGTCGGCATGCTGAAGACCAAAACCGTCTCCGAAGTCAAGAGATTCCTCGCCAGGCCAGATGCAGGCTTCCGTCTCGGACTCCTCACCGTGCTCCATAATGGGGAACTCAATCATCGCTCCGGGGTTAGCACCGGCAAGCACAACGCTTACTTCTCGGATAACACCGTGGAGCACGTCGCCTCCAGCCTGTTTCAACTTGTTGGCATAAATGCTCAGACTGTTCACATCCTGATGACGGACCAGTTCTTTCACATGCTGAGCGATATCAGTGCCGTTGAAAGAGCAGTAGGCATAAACGCCGTTCTCCCGATTTTCGAGCAGTGCATGCCCAATTACCCTCGTCGGATCGTCATGATTGTGCTGCCAGACCAGCGGAACGGTCCGACCATCATCGTCCTTAAAGGCATTCTTCCGAATTGTTCTGCCATCGGCGCAGACGAGGTCATTTTTTGTGGCCCATCCGCCGAAATCGAAACTACGTGTTTTCATCCTTTATTTTTCCTTTCTCTGAAATAGATTTAGGGTCTTATCTTGGCAAACGCATCCCTGCTGCGGTGCTTAAGAATCTCCAAAAATGAAAAAAGTCGATTCAGTTATTACCGATATCGACAAATACTTTCATTTTGATTTTAAGCGTTACATAAGATCAGCCACACGAACCTCGCCAATGCTGACAGGTTCTTCCTGTGCTGTTTCTCCAGGGGCCGGCTCCGGATACGCTCCCGCGTCTTTAGGAAGGGGTAATCCGCCTTCTCCTGTCTGAGGGTTAATATTCGGGTTCATCAGCTGATCCGCAAACTCATCTTCCGCTGGCTTAAAGCCGAGGAGCTGACGAATCTCGTTCCTGGTGTTGATCTCGCTGCCAACGAGCTGTGCGCCGGCGCTGGCAATCGTGGTCAGTGTTCCCAGTTTGAACAGGCTGTTGAAGTACATTACGCGCTGCCGTTGAGACCGTGCCGTCTTTGTCAGAAATTTTCGGTTGAATTCAGCCGAAATGGCAGAGACGATCGGTTCGATTGTACGGTTGTAGTAGTTGAGCATTACCTGCTCGTTGGCGGTTCCGTCAAAGACTTCCTTGGTCATTCCTAACTGGCTGTATAGCGTGCTCGTCAGATACTCGACCTGTTCCATCATTTTGTTCTCGACCGCTCGGTTAAGCTGTGTAATTTTCTCCGTACTACTCGCGTACGCGATGCCGTATTTATTGTCGGTAAGCTGAGTCTCGATGTCCCTGCGCCGTTTCTCAGCTTCCTGCCTCCTCATCTCGGTCCGCAGATCAAACGGCATCTGAATGATCAGATCGAGTTTACTACTGGCGTTTTTCTCGTCCATCGTATCAAGGAGGTTCATTTTATAAATAAGCCGTTTCAGTGTGGAAATCGGCTCATTCATAACCGCATATAAGGGGTTTTCAACGATAGCGATGTTGGCTTTCGGAAGAATCAAGTCTTCCCTTGCTCCGGTACGATCGTTGTAAAGGTTGACTTTCACGTGCTGAGGGTACCATTCAATTACTTTTCCAACACGCATTGTCTTAATGTCATAGCTTCCGGTAAGCCTCGGATTTTCAGTTGTGTCTACCGGAACAGCTGCGGCAACCCCTTCATCCAGCATGCTCATGACCAGATCCTGTTTAAAGGCCTGAGCAGTCTGATCGATATTCGCTTCAACATTCAGGCAGTTATTAAGTCCGCTGTGAACATCTTCGATATACCGATCGGAGTCATCAACAAGGACGTGCCTGAGTTGAACACGATTCACGTCGATAGCAATTCGGGTTTCAATAGAAGCCAGAATGGTTCTCTCGCTGCCGAAGTGATATCGAACCCGGTCCGGCCGTGTATAATAGGATGCGCCAAGATCCTGCTGACGAATGATTTCCTGATCACGTCCACGGAACGCGTTAAAAGCATGCTTCAACCTTTCTCCAAGCTTCATCCCGTCCTGATTCATTTCAGCCAATTCGCATCACCTCGATTCCATTTTGAATTTAACCAAGTTTTCAGCATATATTATTCAAATCTATTAAAGCAGTCGACTGATATGCTTTCCAAGAATCTCTTTTACCGGGACCGCCCTATCCGGAATATTGCCGTTCTTCAGAACGTTCTTCATAATCCCTGCCGCTTTCAACGAAGCGATTTTCCTGTTTCCAGCATGAGCAATCAAATCAACAATTTTTGTGCCGTTATTTTTAAGGAACTTTGTTCCGGCATAAGCAAGAACTGCTCCGACAGGAATAATAAGAGCCTTCTTAAGAAAATCTTTCTTAATTTCATTCTTCATCTGAACTCTGTCTCTTTCGGCTTGACTCGTCGTCAAATCCCGATATTGCCGCTCGGACTGAAGTCGATTATTCCGTCTGCGAAGCTCCTCATCGCTCAGCTTCTTAGCCTCGTCTTTCTTCCAGGTCTCACTTTCCGGTGTATCATCGTTGTATCTCTTTTTCCCTTCCTCAGTTAGCGTTCCATCCGGATTCTGGTAACGGCGAACTCCCCACTTTTGGCCGAGGATTCCATGATGAGCAAGGTAGTCTTCTCTTTTCAAGGAATGTATAAGATAGTCTTTTCCGTCCACGGAAGAATCAGTCGTTCTATAAAAAGCATTTCTGCGAATTCCAGACCTAACTTCTGAAGGCCGCTGTCTCGCGCACAGACGAACTCCACTCCATCGCATGATTATTCACACTCCTGTGCTTATCCAGCACTCATATTTCTGAATCGATTAATGTAGCCTTTGGCCTTTTTCATATAATCAATATATCTTTGGCCTTTAAGTAAAACATTTGCTCTTTCGAAATGCATCTTCACACGATCCGGGCCCATTCGTGCTGTTAATTCTTTGGCCCATGCAAGATCCATGCCCGCTTTACCGACGTCTTTAAGAAACGCTTTTAAACCGGACGACTGTCTCCCAAGCAAATTTTGTAAGGCTTTATTCCCATGAATAAACTGTTCTCCATGGATTTTATTAAGCTTATATCCTCCCCAGAACATCAATGCCAATGAGCCGGCGCCAACAGCCTTCCCGATATTTATTTGTTTCTTCCGAACAGATTCAATTCTGTTTCGCCAATCTTCGCCAGACTGTTGAACCTCGGTATCGTCTTTTGCCGTCCGTTCAGAAATTTTAGAGCGCACCCTGGCAATAGGAGAAGCGCGTCGCATCCTTCTGTGATCGACTGCGACTGGCTCATATTCCTTCGTAATAACGCCCCATTTTTGGCCTTTTACTCCATAATGCATGAGAAAGTCGGATTGACCATTCGATGCGTTTTTTAAAGTGCTTGTTCTTTCGATATGATTCGAAGCTCTCATTCGAATAAGGGAAGCTCCACTAAACACCCGCGGTTCATAGCCTTCACGATGCGCACAATAAACGCTATCCTGATCCGCAAGCCGAATAGATCTGCACGCCCAGATAGGACTTTTAGAGCGCATAAGTGTCATGCTTTATTCACCGCCTATTTTTATTTACCGATTATCGGCATAATACTCATTCTCTGTTGGCTCTGAGAATACAATGTATTTGCCATACGCTTTCTTGTCACGAGTCATCCGAAGAATTGGTCCGACCGGAGTAGCCGCTTCGACTAGCGAACTCAGCCGACTCTCGCCTCGTGCTCTCGCATGCCGATAAGCCATGCCGCCAATTCCAAACAAACCAAGATTCTGAATCATAAGTTTAGCTGTACTGGAGTGTCTCCGATAAGCATCAAGATTTCGATTTGCTGCGCTCTGAGCAGCAAGTTTACTCTCGTACTTTCTTTCTTTTACAAGCCTCTTGGAATCATCATTACGTTGCATCCAATCCCGTTCGCTCTGTAGTTTCTTCAGATCTTCTTTAGAGTAGTTTTTTCGTACATTGGGATCTTTGGAATTGATAATGCTATCCAGATCAGAAATCGCTTTTGCGTGCCTTCCGACTTGATTTTGTGCCTTAGCAAGATTCTTTTTGTGCCGACGTTCACGCCATTTAGCGAAAGCGTAGTTTCCTGCTTCAGAGCCTAGTGTCCATTTCTTAACAAGACCTCTGTCTCCACGATCGGTCATGCCACCGTAGCGCTCACGTCCTTCCGCTGTAAGGGTGCCGTCGTCATTCTGATATCTGCGAACGCCCCACTTCTGACCTTTTACACCATGATGCATGAGATAATCGGACGACTTATATACTGCTTGGTATTTCATAATGCTGTCCCCCATTTTGGAATCACAACCTATATTCTATTTTGACTTTATTGCCACGCTTGAAGAATTGATCCCATTCGACTCCGCGATTACCGCGCATTCCTGCCGCGGCTCTTCTCGCAGCGTTGCCTATGCCGGCTGCAGCATGACGACCATACTTCATAACGGTTCCTAAAGCCTGTTTTCCATACCGACCAATTACTTTATCGGCACCCGTAAACTTTGCAACCGAATAAAGAGCCACAGCACTAAGCGTTGCGTTGCCAACCCCAAACATAAGATTCTTGATTCCTCGAGCCGTCTTTCCAGTAAAATTCTTTGCGTCCTGGACTTTCCGTTCACGGTTCGCCTGTTTCTGTGCTTTCGACATATCCTGTCCAGAAAGAAAAGAATTAAAAGCTTCTTGATAATCCCTGTCCTTCATTTTTTCACTAAGGGCATTCTTTAGTTGTTTTCTGCGTGTTCCAGCTCCTTCTCCGTAGTATGCTTTAGCACGCGCCCATTCCTGAGCATCTTTCTTTGCATCCTTTTGCAAACGAGCATAGTCTTTTGTACCATCAGCCCGATCATAATACCCATAACGCTGTTTTCCCTCTTCAGTCAGGGTGCCATCCTCATTTTGAAAACGGCGAACTCCCCATCTCTGGCCTTTGATACCAGAATGGGAAACATAATAACTTCTATTCATGACGGAGCACTCCTATTACATCCATTTATACAGGCCGGACGAATTTAAATAATCAAAGAAAAGCTTATCCTGTTTATCAAGAGAGAAGTCATCAAAATTTGGATACATCTTCTCAAGATCAGCATATGCAGTTTTAATTGCTTTAGATTGACTCATCTTCGTATTTGCATATTTTTCTTTAGAATCAGAATTAGATGTAGATTTCGATGTTTTCGACGTATCTGTCTTTACAACGGTATCGGAATGCGAAGAAGAACTCTCCTTTTCTTTATTCTTGACTTTCTTTTCGAGAGCTTTAACCTGCACATCCAAATCACTCTTATAGCCAAACATCTCGTCAAGCCATTTTTGTCCTTCAAGAGATGAGGAATCTGTCCCAAGATCTTCGGCAAGAACGTCTCGATACGTTTTCTTCCATAGGTCTCTAACCTGGCGGGTGTATTCGAGATTTGCATTATCGTCTTCACCAAGGTTGTAATCTTTTCCGTATCTTTTATCAAAATCTTTATTAATTTTCGAAAGTCCAGCATTGGCACGATCAGCCGTTTTATTGTAAACATTATATGTCGCTTGCGTTATAGCTCCTATTTCTTTATCGAAATCATTGCCTAAATATCTTTCGCGTCCCTCCGAAGTCAACGTTCCATCTGGATTCTGGTAACGGCGAACTCCCCACTTCTGACCGAGGATTCCAAAATGACAAAGATAGTTATAGTTCCACATGATATTACCTCCAATCCCCGACAAGAAGCCAATCGGGAAAACCTATAAAAAGACCGCCTCCTGCAACAGAGACGGTCCTCTTATTTATCCGTTATCGTTTCATTCAATCTCGATATCAACAGCTTCATCGTCCATGGGCTCTGTACAAAAGAATATATCTGCTTTTCCTTCGAAAACATCACGAGCCAGATCCTGATATAGAGTAGTCTTATTACCATAAGGATCAGACATATCATCAGCCGAATACTGAACAACTTTTCCTTCGAATACTGCGTAATTCACAACAGTACCAAATGGAGAAGGAATTGACATAACGTCAACCAAAGCAGGATTCCCGTAAAAGGCGTCCTTAATCAATTCAGGCGTAGAAGCCTCAGCGTTCGCCGGAATAATACTGACTTTCAACGTAACATTGCCGAACGTCTTTTCGGCAGGTAACAACTGCGCTAAAGCATCAGCTTTCCGTCCATTATTAACAAAAATCTTTACTTCCTTACTTTCGCCATCATCGTACACAACTCGTACTTCCGGATCATGTGCAAACAATGTCTCAATCTTACGATAATAAATCACCCAAGGCGCAAAAATTTTCATTTTGTTTTCTCCTTTATTCAAACATATCAGAGTTTAGTTTATATGCCACGTAGGCGTCAATCATAGCTGCTACAGAGTCTATTTTCTCATCGCTCCGCTTTTTGCTGAGTTTCCTATTACCATTCGTATCCTGAATAGCAATAGCGTTTCCCATGGCGAATCCCATAAGCTCCTGATCGAAAATCAATATTCTCTGTTCAGCAAGGATCTTAAGTTCCCCAAGAGGAACGCTCTCCGTTTTCGCCCCCTGAACAACTTTCTCAACTCCGAACTCACCATTTTCACGAATCCATCTTTCAACAAACAACCTACTGTTGTAAGGGTCAAATCCAAAGCAACGAACGTCATACTGGCTGTCAATAATGTATTTGTCCAGATCATCATACACTTCCATCATGTCAAGGACTGTCCCTTCCATGATGATCAAGCTTCCCTCTTTAATGAAGTCATCATACTTCATTCTCATAGCTGCAGGAAGCTTACTTAACGTAAGCGATGTAATGTAGCATCTCGTCTTTACACCAAAGCTTCCTCGTCCAAGCGGGAACAGGAAAGTAAAAGCGCAAAAGTCGTCACCAAGAGAAAGGTCACCGCCCATAGCACACGGCATCTGCCAGAAGTCGCGACGTCTGTGCGGAATTGTTTCTTCATAAGTGAAGAAATATGTGTATCCTTCCACAGGGATGTTAAACCTCTTAGCCAGAATATCGTTTTTGCTGGCGGGAGCCATCTCTGCTCTTTGGACTTCCTGCAAATATGTTTCGTACTTCGCAGTTTTACCAAGATTGGGACAAGCTTTCATCCAAATCTTTGGATTGGTTTTTCCCTCTTCAATCTCTTTCAGATCATCCAGCTTGTAATACCAGATGGAAACGTGAGGATTGTAATATTTCCCAGTAAGTATATCCATAAGCTCCAGCTTAATTGTATCACCAGAACCATTTCGAACCGTACCCTCTGAGCTGATCGCCAGAATGAGATAGTCGTCGTTCTTAGAAGCGCCCTGCTCCAGAGCACCTATGACGTCTTCGCGAATATCACCGCTCAGCCATTCATCGATTGTCGCGATTTTACAGTCCAGACCTTGCAACTTGTCGATACTCATCGGTCGAATTTCAAGTAGTGAATTGGTAAGAAAGTTTTCAATGCCCTTCTTTGTTGCGGCCAATTTTTGTCTGTTCGCCTTACTACCAGTTGTATTTTGAAGCGAACCATCAGTCATGAATTGCATGAGAGGGCCTCGGCTTCTCGCGATGGCTGTCCTGAGCGGACTCATGACCTCTTCTGCCTGTTTCATGGTAGGCGCTGTTGTAACCTGATGCGTCGTACTTGTGTCGACCGTCAGGTAATATCCCTGAACCGTAGAAGCATACATGCTCTTTGCATTGTTTCGAGGAACAATTAGAAATTGTTTATTAGTAAGCCGTTTCTTAATTCTCCTCGTTTCGAAATGCATTCCTCCACCTGTGGCGTTCGGAACGGCAACACTTTGCTCAATGAAATAGTACCATCCAAATATTTCTTCCGCCCAGAGCTTAAAGGAATCCATCAAAAACAAATCGGATCCGTCACGAAGAGTAAGTTCGTTTTCGCAAAACTTAATCCATCCGTTTATTGCATCCTCATCGTAATAAAACTGAGGATTACGAATGAGTGCATCAATCCGATTCATCTCAAGGGAGATCTCTCTGCATACAGGAATCTCTCCCCTCAAAACCTGTTCTCGGAATTGCCCGTAGTAACGAGGAACAGCGGTGTTAGATAACATTCAACCAGCTCCTCGTCATCCTTTTGAATCCTCGTATTCCTGAGCTCGAGCTTCGATGTTCTCGTTTCCGGGCCATCCACGAGTCCTTGCCGATATATCGTCTGCGACAAAATCGAAAGTCTCAGCGGACTCGGCCTGAACATTCAGCCTCCACCCGAGTTCTTCTACTTGGCGCTTCATAGCGTCAAGAACAAAAGAATTTGTAGGTGGATCAAACAGTATCTTCACGGAAAGATACACATAGTTCTTAACTGATCCGAGATTAACGCTGTTGGTGAGGAAGTCGCTCCATGTAGAAGACGCATCTGAAATCTCAAACCCGCCTTTGGGGCCAATTCCAAGTTGTGTTAGCGTCATAAGAGCGCTATTTATATGAATAATGACATCGACGTCAAAAGGAGTGTAATCCTCTTCTAAACCTAACATTTTCTTGATTGTTAAGAGAATGCTATCATTCATGAGATCCAATTTTTCTCTCTCCTTTCTGCATTATTAAAAAAAATCCGGTCACGTTATTTCCATGGACATGTGTCGTTAGGTCTTCTCGGAACATAATCTTTTTTCAGAAGGCTTCTGTCTCCATAGTGAATTGCATTATGCGTTGTTTGACTTACACAAATTAAAAATTCCGGATCGAACATCGATTCGTCCGGCTCTTTCATTTGGTCTCTTGTCAGAGGGTTCATATGGTGAATAATGATCTTGTCGTAAATGTCTCGGCCTTCAATTCCAAGATCGCATCCGTTGTCTCTGATGATTATCTCGTTCCGTAAAAGGCGCCATCTTTGTGACGTGTACAATTGCTGATTCAAATATCTCTCGAAGCCAAAGGTTGACTCTCCAATCAACCCTCCAATACGAAGATACTCATATCTTTCTTCAAAAGTCTTTAACCTTTTCAACTCAGAGTACTTTCTCAGAATCATTTTGATTTCACCTCAATACTCTGAATCTCTATCTCGGACAAGTGAACCTGAATACTCGCGCATTGCCTCGATGGCTCTTGCGTACAGCTCCTCAGAACGTGCAGCTGACTCAATTGCATTGGCTTTCGCTTCGAGCAAAATATTCTCTTTCTTTAGCTTCTCTTTTTCGAGCTGGTTTTTTGTTGTCGCGAGTCTTAGATAATGAACAACAATCGGCGTTGGCGCACGACCATCCATAAGCATCTTCTCTGCCTGATTAACAGCGAGACCAATCAACTGATTCTCACGTGCTTCAGGGTCGACCGCTGGAGCTGACTTGCGCTTAACGGCTTCCTCCGAATTTTCCCTCCTGGTTGCCATGCGCTTTCACCTCCGTTTCGGTCCAATTGGTATGGCTTTGAATATCCTTTCATTATTCTCCGGTCCTCTTTTTGTGTGGATTGCATATACTTTTGAAGCGAACGCCGAACCCAGAAAGGAGAGGACGGATGGACCGGATACCGTCGCGAAATGAATCCGGCGTCCGTTTCAAAAGCATACACAATCAAATGTTAATTGAGATGGTTTTTCACATTTCTCAGCCACAGGCTGGGTGAATATAAACAGAAGCCACGACCCTAGAAACTCCCCCCGGAGAAAAATTGAAG